GGCTCGCACGAAGTCGGGAACCCTGAAACTGTCGGAGGATGAGCGAGGCCTGCTCGTTGAGGCCGAACTCGATCCTGCCAACCCTGACGCTCAGCGAGTCCTCTCCGCCATGAGCCGGGGAGACCTCTCGCAAATGTCGTTCGCCTTCCGCACCATCAAGGATTCGTGGAACCGAGAGATGAGCATCCGGGAACTGAAAGAGGTGCAACTGTTCGATGTGTCGGTAGTGACCTTCCCTGCCTATGAGGAGACCTCGGCAGAGTTGCGAAACGCCCAGACCTCTGTTACGCTCCCTACTGTCGCGATGGCACTTCGACAAGCACAGTTGAGGATCGCCAGAGCGAAACGGCAGCCGCAATAGAGCCGACCCGATGAGGGTCACTCGCAGAAGCACTCCGAGACAGTCAGAGACAACAGAAACGGAGCAACCGTGAAGCACTCAGCCACTCTCATCGAGAAGCGCAATGCGCTGATCGCCGCAAGCGAGACCATCGTGAACGAGGCGCAAGCCGCAGGTCGCGACATCACCTCCGAGGAGGATGCCGCAGTTGCAGCCAACCTCGATCAGATCCGCTCGCTGGATGAGCAGATCGCTCGCTACAGCGAACTCGAGGAGCGTCAGGCGAAGGCTGCGGAGATCCGTGCCGAGGTCAAACTAGAGGAGACCGCCGTGACCACCATCAAGTCCGAACCACGCACCTACACCCCGGAGAGCGGCAACTCGTTCCTCCGCGATGCGTTCGCCGCACAGTTCAACAACGACTACTCCGCTCAGCAGCGACTCTCTCGCCACATGAACGAGGAGCGTGTCGAGCGTCGTGATGTGACCTCAGCGAACTTCGCAGGTCTCATCGTTCCGCAGTTTCTCACCGATCTCGCAGCACCGCTCGCACGAGCAGGCCGCCCCGTTGCAGATCGCGTTCGCAAGCACGCCCTCCCGGATGCAGGTCTGACCATCTCGATCTCGCGAGTCACCACAGGCACCGCAGTTGCGGAGCAGACCGAAGGTGCAGCCGTTCAAGAAACGAACATGGATGACACCAAACTCGACCTGACGGTAAAGACCGTCGCAGGTCAGCAGAATGTTTCGCGTCAGGCCATCGAGCGTGGCACGAATGTTGATTCGTTGGTCATCGCAGACCTCATCTCGGCCTACCACACGAAACTCGATGCTCTCGTTGTCGCTGAGATCAGCGAGGCGGCGGCAGTCGGATACACCGATGCCTCACCGAGCGTTGCCGAGTTGTACCCGAAGCTCGCTGACGCAATCCAGCAGGTGCAAAGCACCTACTTCGCTGGCCCGAACGCGATCATCATGCACCCACGCCGACTCGCCTTCATCTTGGCTGCAGTGGACACGACCAACCGCCCACTCGCAGTTCCAGCACTCGTGGCACAGAACCCTGTGGCATCGGGTGCAGGAGCCCCCGTTTACGGCAACAGCGGCTACACGATCATGGGCCTCCCGGTCATCACCGATGCAAATGTGACCACCACCAGCGGCGCAGGCAACAATCAAGACGAGATCTATGTGGTGAACACGCAAGAGGTTCATCTCTGGGAGCAGGCTGGTGGAGATCCGATGCTCCTCCGCTTCGAGCAGCCGAAGGCCGCCGAACTTGATGTGACCATCATCGTGTACGGTTACTCCGCTGTGACCTCTCGCAGGTACCCGGATGCCCACCGCCGTATCGCAGGTACGGGCCTAGTCACACCGACCTTCTAACTGAGGGTTCTCTGATCGCGGAGGCATCAGCCTCCTCTACGATGGGGGCATGATGAGCCACGCACGACAACAGGAGATCAAGGCTCTGCTCGTTGAGCGCAGAGGCTACGAGGCCAGAGGTCTCGCGGATAGGGTCGCCGCTGTTGATGCTGCTCTCGCAGCCCTCGGGCATGAGATCGAGACAACCTCCATCGCCCCGGAGACTGAGCGAGCCATCGCTCCTCGCGCTCGGAAGCGCAGGAAGCCGTGAGCATCAACAACGGATACGCAACCCTCGCAGAGGTCAAAGCCGTACTACGGCTGACCGACAACACCGATAACGCTCTGCTGGAGCAGGCCATCGAGGGAGCATCTCGCCGCATTGACGGGTACTGCAACAGGTTCTTCTATCAGACCGCCTCGACTGCTATCCGGCTCTACGCCAACTACTCCTACCATCTGACCGTGCAGGATCTCTCCTCCACGAGCATCACGCTAAAGACTGATGATGATGGGGATGGAACCTATGAGACCACATGGAGCCTCAACACGGACTACATCCTCGGCCCTACGAACGCCTCGCTGCAGTCTCGCCCCTACACGCTAATCCAAGCAACGGGAGGGAAGTCGTTCCCTCTGTTCTCTCCCCCTGACCTCCCGGGCGTTCAGGTCACCGCAGTCTGGGGATGGCCCTCCGTTCCCGATGATGTGAGAGAGGCCTGCATCCTCCTCTCGATCCGAGGCTTCGCCAGATACAACGCAGCCCTTGGCGTAGTCGGCTTCGGAGACATGGCCCTGCAGGTTCGCTCCGTTGATCCCGATGTGCGAGACCTCCTCCAGCCCTATCGCATCCTTGGGCTCGCCTGATGCCTGCAACGGTCTCTCAGGTCGCCTCCGGGCTGCAGGCTCGCCTCGCGACCATCTCAGGGCTCAGGGCCTACTCCTATCAGCCAGAGCAACTCAACCCCCCGTTCGCCTTCCCCGTTCTCCAGCAGATCGAGTACCACAGGGCGATGGGAGGAGGCGATGTGCTGATGACTTGGGGCATCACCGCAGTCACAGGCCGCTGGGTTGATCGCACCGCCCACACACTGCTGGATGGATACCTCGCCTACTCGGGAACATCCTCGATCAGAGCAGCCATCGAGGCAGACCCGACTCTCGGAGGAGTCTGCAGCACGCTGATCCTCGCCTCTGCTGCGAACATTACCTCTCTCACGGTTGCGGATGCGGACTTCCTTCAGGTACAGTTCACGGTGACGGTTCACGGCTAGGAGACTCATCATGCCTCAGTACAAAGTGACTAGCGACCTGCTCTCAGGTCACAAGCACGGCGATCTGGTGACTGAGGAGGATCTCCCGGGCGCGAACATCGCGGCTCTCATCGAGGCAGGCCACCTCGGAGCCGTAGGCGTTCCCAAGAGCAAGGCCGACAAGGATAAGGAGTAATCGCTCATGGCACAAATCGTTCTCAAGGATGTGACTGTCTCAATCAACGCTGTGGATCTCTCCACCAGAGCCACAAATGTTGTGATCAACTACGAGAAAGAGGCCGTGGAGATCACGGCGTTCGGAGACAACAACCGCAAGTTCACCGATGGTCTCGGCAACATTTCCGCAACCGTCACCCTGAATCAGGACTTCGCTGCTGCAAATGTCGAGGCGACCATCTACCCTCTCGTTGGCACCACCACAACGGTTCGCTTCAAGCCGACATCCTCAGCGATCAGTTCAACGAACCCCGAGTACATCATCACGGGTGCCTACCTCGCCAGCCACACACCGATCAACGGCGGAGTCGGAGAACTCGGCACCACCGAACTGACCTTCCAAGGCGGATCTCTCGCAAAGAGCACCACCTGATCTGAGACTCGGAGAGGAGCAGGGCCGATGAAGATTGCGCTAACGGTTGAGTTCATCAACGGCGACAAAGCCGATGTGGATGCGGCGTTCCCCGATTTCGTTGGGTTTGAGCGCACATGGAATCGGAGCGTGGCTCGCCTCGACTCAGACCTCCGGCTCACCGACCTCGCATGGCTCGCTTGGTCTGCTCTGACTCGCACGAAGCAGACTGCGCTCCGCTTCGATCCCGATTGGATCAGCACCGTGGTCTCGTGCGCTCCGCGAGAGGCGGCTGATCCCGGCCCTTTGGCTCAGAGTCAGCCACCTACCTGATTGCGGCCCTCGCCTGCGAAACAGGAATAGCACCGCTCGATCTACTCGACTCGGGCGATGAGATGATTAGAGAAATGTGGGCGTACCTGCGCTGGAAAGCGGAGAGGATGCGCCGCTGATACCATCGGAGTAATCATGGCGGCAGTGACTCAGATTGACGGAATCAAGAGGGTGCTGCAGGAACTCTACTATCTGGATAGGTCGCTGCATAAGACCATCACGGGGAGGATGCGCACGGCGGCCCAGCCCATCGCAGACTATGTGGGATCGCTGTTCCCCGAGTCCGATGCTCTGAGCGGCTGGGAGGCATCAGCCTCCGGGCAGAGAACCGCTGGGGGCTTCCCTAAGTACTACGGCCCATCGGCCCGTAAGGGGATCAAGGTCAGAACGGGTGGCAGGGTCAATCGCCTAACGGGGATGGCCCCCATCGTCAAACTCGTGCAGACCGATCCTGCAGGAGCCATCTTCGACATTTCAGGCCGCTCCTCCTCCGGGAAGCACCCCAACTTCATCCCCAACCTCCGAGGGAAGCAGGGGGAGGCATCGAGGGCGATGTGGCCCGGAGTCCTATCGAAGTTCCCAGCCATCGAGAGCGAGATCAGGGCCGCAGTCGCGGAGGCCGAGAAGGTCGTGAACGAATCGCTCGCAGCAGGAGCAGAGTCTCGCACGGCGAAGCAGTCAGCGTTCGCATCCGCCCGGGGCCGCACATCGCTCGGCAGGTTCGGAGTGAGAGGGATCTGAGATGGCAGTAGTCGTTCCCATTATTTCCACCTTCGATGCGAAGGGCATAGATCGAGCCATCCGCGACTTCAAGCGGCTGGAGTCTGGCTCCGACAAGGCGGCGTTCGGTCTGCTCAACGCCAACAAGGCGGCAGGATCTCTCGTTGCTGGGCTCGCCAAGATTTCCGCAGTCGCCATCGGGGCGGCGGCAGTCATCGGCAAGAACCTCGTGGATGCGGCCTCTGCGCTGGAGGAGTCACAGAGCAAGGTCAATGTCGTATTCGGAGACTCCGCAGGCATCATCGAGGACTTCGCAAGCAAGAGCGCAGTCGCCGCAGGCATCTCCAAGCAGGCGGCCCTAGAGGCCGCTGGAACCTACGGCAACCTGTTCCAAGCGTTCGGAGTCGGGAGGGAGCAGGCTGCGAACATGAGCGTCACGCTCGTGCAGTTGGCCTCCGACCTCGCCTCGTTCAACAACACCAGCGTTGAGGATGCCATCCAAGCCCTGCGCTCGGGTCTCTCCGGGGAGACCGAACCCCTCAAACGGTTCGGAGTCGCCCTCAACGATGTGCGCCTGAAGCAGGAGGCTCTCAACCTCGGGCTCTACAACGGCAAGGGCAATCTCGATGTGGCGGCGAAGTCTCAGGCGGCCTACGCCCTGATCCTGAAAGATACGGCCCTCGCTCAGGGAGACTTCGCTCGCACCTCCGATGGAGCGGCGAATCAGCAGCGCATCCTCGCAGCGCAGTTCCAGAACATCCGAGCAGAGATCGGCACGGCCCTCCTGCCTGTGTTCAAGGCGATGCTTTCGTTCATCAACGACTCGATCCTCCCTGTTCTGCAGCAGTTCGCAAACCTGCTCGGAGAGAGAGGAGCCGGGGCTGCGTTCAAGTTCTTGGGGCAGTCGGTTCTCAACTTCACCTCAAATCTCGGCCCGATGGGAACCGCCATCCTGTTCGTTGCCGGGGCTCTGGTGACTCTCCGCACCGCAGCAGTCGCCTACACCATTGCGGCGAACGCAGCGAAACTCGCCAACCTCGCCCTCGGAGCCTCGTTCGCAGTCACCCCCATCGGCCTGATTGCAGCCGCAATAGCAGCAGTCATCTCGCTGATGGTCGTGCTGTATGTTCGGTTTGAGGGATTCCGTAAGGTCGCCAATGTCGCGATAAATGTCGTGA